CGAACAATGGTTGTGTTGTAATGCGATCAAAATCATAAAAAGGGTCCAATTTTTCATATTGCGTTGGTTTATCTACAACATTAGGGAGTTGACGGGTAGTTACTTGGCATTTGTCTACTAATTCTGGATTATTTGGATTATGTAACCCCGTATAAGATTTAACTAGACTACGAGCAGTGTCAAAGAAATCACCTGTCACTTCTCTAGCTGCATTAAAAGTTTTATCTATAGATTTAGTACCAAATTTTTTTACCGAATCTAATAAACCCTCTGCTTGAAATCTAGTGTCTACATGCGGGGCATAAAATTCCATATATTTAAATACAACATGCATAGTTACAGTTAATGTTGTAGATCCCCCGGTAGGTGGACTAAGTGGGTTTAAAACATATAAAACTATGTCAGCATAATCTCGTAATGAGAATGTTGGACTAACTGTAGATAAATCAGTATCACACTTTGTTAATTTAGTGTTAGGATAAAATGGTATTTCCAAAGTAGCCGGCGTACTCTCATTAGCAGATAAAAATACGTGAGGAGCAGCTAGAAGAGTATTAGCTACATTCAAACCGGTTGGATTCGGATTAATTTCCGATCCATAACCTATAGGCAAACAAGCAGCAACTAATGTGCCTTGATGCATTGGAGTTCCTGATACTTGCAAAATCAAACTGGCTTTACATCTATATAAAGTAGAAGCATCAAAGGGAATGGAAGCCAAAGGATTAGACAACAAAATTTCTGGAAATTTAAAAACATCCAAAAAAGTATTTCTAAAAGCTGAGTCCGGCCACTTAACAGTTCCCACTCTAAAAGGCTTGTTTAAAATTCGGGTATAATCCATGAGGAAATCCGAAGAAACACCGGCCTGTTCTGGGAATGTTTCGAACATTGTATCTGGTTCTATATTATTTCTTAGTCTAATCCCGGATAAATAGTTTTGAGATACTACATTAACATTATTATTACTATCTTGAAAACTTTCAACTATTCCAACCTTAGACATATTTTCTAACATTGTTGATTCGACTGTATTTATTGTTGTGTCAGCAACAGTATTATTATTATTTACTTCGTTCGAGGTAGCATTAATTTACATCTAGC